CCAACTCGTCATACATTGAGATAATTGACTCAACACTTGCTTCAGAAGATGACAGAGCCTTTGTTATTTTGCTTGGCTCGCCGAATGGTTGAGCAAGAATCTCACCAAACTTCTTCTGTGCAGCAGCACGTTCTGTAATAGCATTTTCAAGACGCTTTGTAGCATCTTCAAGTTCCTTACTTACTTTTTCAAGTTCACCAGCAACTCTCATAGCCTCTGGAATATAGGCACGCACGGCAGAGTTAGCGGCATTAAACGCACTCTTTAATTTAGTGAGAGCAGCACCCTTTAACTCTTTACCCTTTTCGTCAAACACTTTCTTAAGTTCATCAAGACCCTTGAGGATTGTGTCACGTGCCTTCTCTGAGCCTTCCATAAAACCAGGAGCAAAGTCATTCTTAATAAAGTCGTTGTAATTTTGTACAGCAGTCTTCATATCGTTGATGGCTTTTTTTGCACCATCTGTAGCAGCAGTTTCAGTAGGAGTAATTCCAGGGACGTCGGTTGGCGTTGCTGTTGCTTTTGCTTTAGGTTTTTTATCTACTTTATCTTTTGCAGTTGCGGCAGTATTTACAGCCTTTACTACCTTGTCTCTCATTCCTTCAGCACCCTTGATTATGTTGTCAAACGTGCTGTTTACACCCTTTTGTAAATCTTCAAAACCATCTTGTGCGCCACGAATCTTGTCACCAACACCAGGAATCCAACCAAACGCTTTTTCTGCTCCCTTAAGAATAAAACCAGCAACACCTAGCCAAGTATTAACCATCATACGTATGTAACCAATAATTGCTTTTACTGCAAACAGAACAACATTTGCAACCATTTCAAAAGCCTTAGCAACAATTTTACGGAATGTCTCTGACTTCTTCCAAGCATAAACTAAACCTGCTGCAAGAGCGGCAATTAGACCTACAACAAAACCTATTGGATTGGCTTTCATAGCAACATTAAGTCTTAAAACAGAAGCAGCAAGACCATTAGTAGAAGCAATACTAGCCAAGTTACCACCAGTCATAAGAACCTGTGCTACTCGGTAAATCTTCATTACAGCAGTTACACCCTTAATAGCAAGTGTCTTTAACTTGAACGCTATTGTTACTGCGGCAAGACCAGAAGCGAACAAAGCGAGAGCACCAGCAACAGTAATGACAATTGCTTGATTTTCAGCAAGAAATCCTGTTACGCCAGCAACTACATTAGACAAAATCTCTACGGCTTTAACACCAACTGCAAATGCTACGGCGAGCGCAACGCCTACTGCTTCAACTACAGGCTGTATAGCAGTGAATAAGTTTGTAAATACCTCTTTGAGATTAGCAAAGACTGGAGCAAGACGCTGTGAAACTTGGTCAATTACAATCTTAAAGTTTTCAGACAACTTGGTAAATGCTGGTAAAAGAGAAGTGTTAAAAGCACCAGTAACAGCAAGAACAGCAGGAAGAAGTGCCTGACCAAACTTGGTTTTAGCGTTCTCTACTTGTGCGGCAAGAATACGCTGTTGGTTAGCAAGACCAGCAGAAGTTTTTGCAAAGTCGCCCTGAGCAACAGAAGTCTGCGCCATAATCAAAGCATTAGCGGCAAGAACTTTATTTTGAGGCGTTAACGCTTCTTTTGTGCTTGAGATAATACCCATCTTGAAAGCCTCAGCCTTAAGTGAAATATCATCTATCAAAACACCAAAACGACGGGCTGGCTCATTCTGTCCACGCAGAGCAGCGGCAAGAGCCATAGCCGCTTCTTCAGGCTTTGCGTTATAGAAAGACGCTAGGTCGGAAGATAACTTTGTCTGAGCCATAGCAAAGTCAGAAAGAGCCTGACCTGATAGACCAGCAGAACGACCATAAATACCAAAAGTAGCAGCAGCGTCAAGTGCAGCCTGTTCGGACTGACCTATTGAATTAGCAGCACCTTTAGCAAAATCAACAATAGTTCCAGTTGCAGAACCAAAGACCGCTTCTGTCTTTGTCATAGATTCGTTTAAGTCAGAAGCACCACCAATGCTGTCAACCAAAAATTGTTTAGCGGCGTGACCTGCTTTGTAAAACGCTTGCGTTGCAACTTGACCTATGGCTGTACCTATTGCAGCACCAATAGCAACGCTCTTTTTATTTACACGGTCTAAGTCACCACTTATAGATGACGAAGAACGCTTTGTTGCTTTTTCAAACTCATCTACAGACCTTTTGGCTTTTTCAATGTTTGTAACAAATTGAGAGGAGTCAGCGCGGAACTTTGCCAGTAATTCAACAACTGTTGCCACGCTTCACCGCCTATCTTTGTTTATTAGCCTTTTCCTGCTCCCATTGTCGCAACCGTTCTAAAGACTCCCATTCAGTAAGTTCTTGAGAAGTGATAGCACGGTGAGACGGACTGCCATAGAGAAGTTCCTCTACTGTCCGTCCCAACCGTTCTGCTAACTCAAAGACGAATCTTCTGAATCCGTTGCGGAGAAGTCTTTTCCCATATCATCAGCGGATTCAGCGGTAAATCCTGACAGACGCATACCTACGGCAGCGATACGGTCAAGAGCGGTTGCTGATTTAGCAAGAAGGGCATCACGGTCACCAGGCTTAAAAACCTGCTCGCCACTTTCGGGGTCAAATGCGGTAGCAATCACAATCTCTGGATAGACAAACTGTAAGTTTACGTCACCAGCATTTTGTGTTGCTTTGTCCATAATACGCGTGCGCTCTGCGCCAGTCATACCACGAACTTCTACTTTCACGCCCCATTCAGGCACGTCCACCATTTCTGACGGAATGTCTTGTTTGGCGAGGATTTGGTCTCTAATGGACACGGTTGCTCCTTCTTTTGGTCTCGTTGGACTCGGTTAGTTTTATTTAGTTTTTATTATGAGTATGCGCCACGGGTGATTGAACCAGTGATTTGGAACTCAGCAGAGTAAGTAACAATGTCACCTACACCAGCAGATGTTTCATACGAAGTCATAAAACACTCGCCTGTGTACTTTGTAAAAGTAGAGGTTGAGCCTTCAGGACCGTACTCGAATGAAACAGATGCTTCCTGACCCAAAATTGCAGCCAAGTGTGTATCAACAGTAGCATCAAATGAACCTTCAATGCTGATTGTTGCGTTCTTGAAACCGACTACATAAGTACGGTCAGATGAACCGAATGAAGTGGTTTCTAAAGTCTCTGCTTCACGTGGAAACGAGACAGAGTTAAGTGTGTCTGAAATGTTGGTCAATGTGCCTGCGGCATTATCAACCTTGAATACTGCGGATTTACCGTGTCTAAATGTTGGCATTTTATTATCTCCTTGAGAAAGCGACGCTGAATGTGATTGAACCAGTACCAGCAGCAGGTGTTACAAGCGCACGTAAATAACGATTGACTGTAGTACCTGTAGCAACTACAGAGCGTTGATGGGTTTTAGTACCAATCGCAACTGTAGTAAACGTTACTAAGTCAGCCCACGTACTGTTGTCAGACGAGTGTTGGACTTTAGCAACGGTTGTAGCACTTCTAGTATTTGCGGTTACGTGTAGATGAGCAACACCACCATTAGTTGATGACGCAGCGTTATCTACAGACGCACCTGTTGAGGTAGTTGTTATGGCTGATTTACAGCCTAGCCAAACACCATAATCAAGACCCTCATTTGCCACTGCTTCACCTGAAACAGAAACAACATCTGTAAGTGGACTGCTAATTTCATAAGAAGTTGCAGCAGACTTTACAAGAATTGCTCTACCGCCAACGCTAGTGCTGTCAGTAGAAACGCTAATTACCTTGTCGGTAGTGTTGCCGAGAGCGGCGTGGAAAATTGAGTCTGCGGAATCTGTAGTTCCATCAAACAGACCTTCAAACGATACTGTTCCCTCATTGTGACCAACGATAAACGAACGGTCAGACGAGCCGAAAGTAGTTGTCTCTGGAGTTTCAACAGAAGCAGAGACGCTTGCACTATTTAGATAAGTAGTAAGGTCAAAATCATCACTTAGAACAGTGGTATTTTTACCGTGACGGAACGTAGGCATTATTTCTCCTCAACTGGACGCTGGAATGGTGTGCCATCTTGTACAAAGCCATCACCATCACCGTCAGTAGCATCTGCGTCGAACGCAACACTATCTACGGTAATTTCTGGGGTTTCTTTTTCAACAGGCTCTTCAATTTTTGTGGCAACTTTCTTTGAAGTCTTGCCATCTGTTGTTTCAATCAAGCCTTGTGCAAGTAACCACGTAGCAGATTTTTCAGGCAGGTCAGAAACTAATTCCCCTGCTTCAGCACGCTTATCAGGTGGATAGTCAATCCCCACCAATGCTCGGTATTGGGTCATTCTGACTCCTTTTAGGACAGGACAGACCCCTTACCGTTAGACCTCAAGGGTTCTTCAGCGGCGAGGGTCTCTGTGGACTCGGTCACGACAAGGCTATCATCAACAGTCTTATTTTCCTTTGACAGACGCTCTATTTCTGCTCTTTTTTCTTTAATCATAAAGTACGTGAGCCAATAACCAATACCGTCTACAGCGTTGTCAAGTTTCTCTGAATGAACTT